CGCATTACCTACATTATCTTTGATGGTCGTATCGCCTCAGACAAAAAGTCTTGGGAGTGGCGACCATACGAAGGTTCAAACAAACACAACCATCACTGCCATATCTCGTTTGCAAAAGAAGCTGACAATGATTCGGCTTTTTTTCAAGTACCTATGTTAGGAGCAAGTCAATGAATGAATTAAAAGTAGCAGCAGGTTCATGGGCTAGAGCCTTTTTGGTAGCAGTTATCTCTATGGCAGCAGCTGGGGTCACAGATCCTAAAGCTCTTATTGCAGCAGGTATTGCATCCATCTTGCCACCGGTGCTTCGTTACCTCAACTCAAATGATCCAGCCATGGGAATCAAAAAGTGACGCAAGATAATTTTTTTCAGATTTATTTAGCGACCTTGGCAACCATTGGCGGTCTATCAGGCTTCGTCATTACACACCTTTTGTCTGAAATTAAAAGACTCAATGGGCGTGTCGATGAGATTTATAATCTTTTACTAGAGCGATAATTTTGTTATGGCAAAAAAAAGGGTTATAGATCTTGACACCTATAGCGCGTTAGATGTATGGGCTATTGGCCTTCAAGAGATGTATAGAGCTTTACGCAGAGCAGGCTTTGATGTCGATCTTGCACTAGCGATCATTGTTGAGCCTATGGCTTATCCGCGTTGGATTCTTCCAGAGCCAGTAGAAGCCGAGAAATTTGGCGATTATGAAGATGAGGATGACGATTAAGCGAATCGTTGTCGTATCGGATCTTCAAGTTCCGTACCATGACAGGGTTGCAACCCGTAACCTTGCAGGCTTCGTCACAAAGTTTAAGCCAGATCAAGTTGTAACAATAGGCGATGAGATTGATCTTCCACAGATAAGCAAGTGGGAAGAAGGTCGAATGGGCAGTTATGCCCAAACCTTAGATGATGATCGCAACGAGGCCGTGCAGCTTCTCTGGGATTTAGGCGTTACCGATTGCATTCGTAGCAATCACACAGATCGCCTGTATAACATCATCATGGCTAAAGTGCCTGCCTTTGGTGCATTGCCAGAGCTTCGCTTTGAAAAGTTTATGAAGTTTGATGAGCTTGGCATTACTTTCCACAAAAATCCTATGGCCATTGCACCCAACTGGATTGCTGTTCATGGCGACCACACACCAATTAAGCCACAGGGGGGCTTATCAGCCCTAGAAGCGGCTCGTAGGCATGGTAAGAATGTCATCTCTGGTCATACTCACAGAGCAGGGCGTTCGGCCTTCTCAGAGGCCTCTGGAGGCCGTATAGGGCGTGTTCTGCATGGTGTTGAGGTTGGCAATCTGATGGATTTCAAGCAAGCGCATTACACGAAGGGTTCTGCGAATTGGCAACAGGCTTTTGCAATTATGTATGTCCAAGGATCCAAGGTTCAAGTCGATTTAATCAATATCGAAAAGGACGGCACATTCATCGTGTCTGGAAAGTCCTACGGCCGACCTAGATAATCGTTACCGTTTCGTTATACAAATGTCCGTGACTTTGTCGGATGGCCATGAGACTCTAATCGCGTAGGCCAGTCAAGGGCACTGGATGCAGATAGGTAATCAAATGCAAGTTCCAATTATTTTATTATTGTTAGCTGCTAATATTTTATGGTTCATTGTCGGTTGGTCAATGGGCTATAAAGAGGCAGAGCAGGATCACGAATTCTATGCGCGCTAATGAAATCCTACTCTCATCCACCGACACGATTCGTGACCGTGGGCTTCAATACGGTCATCCTGGGGATAACCTGCAACACACCGCAATGCTCCTCAGCGCATACTTACAAACACCAATTCACGACTATCAAGTGGCAGGGATCATGGTCTTGGTTAAACTTGCAAGGACTAATCAATCAGCGCAACACATCGACAACTGGATCGATCTATGCAGCTACGGAGCACTAGGCGGTCAACTCGCCACAGAGGAGAATGAGCTTTATGTTTAATTTAGCCGATTATGAGCCAGTGGAGGTTCGACTTGAGAAGTTTATTAAGGATTATCCTTCGTTTCGCATTGCAACTGAGTTGGAAGTGGTCGAAGCTACTCGATACATTGTTAAAGCGTACTTATACAAAGATGCTAGCGATAGCGTTTCTTGGGCGACAGGGTACGCTGAGGAGACGGTTTCTGCTAGAGGCGTCAATCAGACTTCAGCATTGGAGAATTGTGAGACTTCGGCAATCGGCAGAGCACTTGCAAATGCAGGTTATGCTCCTAAAGGAAAAAGGCCTAGCCGAGAAGAAATGAGCAAAGTAATAGCTCAAAAGCCTGTGAAGCCTACAGTTGCAGATGTTCAAGATTATTGGACAACACCAGTAAATGAATACATGAAAGTGGTTGATGCACCAGTTAGTCTGGACAAAGCTCTAGATCTAGTGCAGGACATATTAGGCACTGGTGAAGCACAAGAAGCACCACAATGCAAGCATGGACATATGAGATGGCGTGAAGGTGAGAAAAATGGCAGAGCATGGGGCGGTTATCAATGCAATCAAATGAATGCTGGTGGCGTCAAATCTGATTGTCCACCAATTTGGTACAACATCGGCAGTGATGGAAAATGGCATCCACAGAAAGCAAAGGTGTAAAATGGGAAGCGTTGGAATTAAGATCAATGGTGAATGGCTAGATTTGATGTCAGCATTCATAGCTTGTCAGCTGTGCAATGAGCCGGTGCAGATCCGTGAATTAGCAGAAATATCATCCGACTCAATCAATGGCATTGTCACTTGGCAATGTGCTAAATGTAAGGCCGTCAATGGATGACAAAGAAAAGCTGCTAATCTTCCTGGTATTGTTTCTATTTATTGGTGGCGTTGCAATGGGCTATATGGCTCATGGCTAAAGAATTTATCACCAAAGCTCATTATCCCGAGGCAACGGTCAATTGCTCACGATGTGGAGATCCAACACCGGAATCTAAGGTGTTAGAAGTTCATGCTTGGTGGGTGTGTGGCATTTGTTATGACGATTTATGAGCCAGCATAGAAAGCACAGAGGTTTCCGCACAGAGCGCGTAGTAGCTGAGTACCTATCGACTTGGTGGCAAGGCGCATGTGTGGGAAAGGGTAGTGGCAAAGATATTGTGAATGTACCGTTTGATGTTGAAGTCAAAGCCCGCGCTGGATTTCAACCGCTTGCGTACATGAAACAATTGAAAGCTCGAACAGCCATTTCGGGGGAATTAGGCTTTGGAGTGATTAGACTCAACGGACAGGGTGAGGATGCGCGTGAGTATGCCGCGATTATCCGCTTAGAGGATCTGTTGCCACTACTCATATTAAAATACGGTCATTTAGACAACCAACCCACTGAGGCAGACATCGACCGTTGCTCTGGATGTGGGTCTTACATGATCAGGAGATGCTTAACTTGCCAGCCTACGACTACCGATGCCAATCCTGCAATCTATCTCAGGAAGTCACTCATGGATTCGACAGTAGACCAGTAGTGCCATGCCAGTTATGCAATGCACCCATGATCAAAGGCTTTAGTGCCTCAGCTATACATTTCAAGGGTAAAGGATGGGGCAAAGATTAACCACACACCGCAGTTTAATAACACTGACTATGGAAAGAAAAAGGACTGGGGCACACCTCAGACTTTCTATGACCAATGGCATAAAGAGTTTCACTTCGACCTTGATGCGGCAGCTGACAAGCAACTAACTAAATGCGACAACTGGCTTGGTTTAGATCATGATGATGAGTCTAGGCGTGATGCTCTGGCTGTCGATTGGGCTAATTATGCTTCATCCGCTATCTGGTGCAATCCGCCCTATGGCAGACAACTGCCTAAGTTTCTTGCCAAAGGTTTAGAAGCTAGTAAGTCTGTCCCTGTCGTGTTCTTGTTACCTAACAGCACTGACACACGATGGTTTCATGACTATTGCTTGCCTAATGAGGTCGTTTATATTAAGGGCAGGTTGACATTTGGTAATTATCATTCACCCGCAGGTTTTGGATCAATTGTAGTAATTATGGGGGGCAATAAATGAAAACAGTATTAGATCCAGCAAGCAGCATGAGGTCGTTCTACTTTGACAAGACCGATGAGCGAGTCGTGTTTGGTGACATTATTGAGGATGAGACACACCTACTGACTAATGGTCAGACCATACACATCAAGCCAGATCAGGTCATGGACTTTCGAGAGATACCTTATCCAGATGAGACCTTTCAGCTGGTTGTCTTTGATCCACCACACATGCTTAGACTGTCCGAAAAGTCTTGGATGCGTAAGAAATATGGCGTGTTAGATAGCCAGTCATGGCGTAATGATTTGACTAAGGGATTTGCTGAGTGCTTTAGAGTCTTAAAGACCCATGGCACATTAGTATTTAAATGGAATGAAGTCTCTATTGGGTTAAAAGAAATCTTAGAACTGACTGATCAAAAACCTATCTTAGGTCATCCATCAGGTAAACGAATGGGCACACACTGGGTTCTATTTATTAAATAGTTATCCACAGAAATTATCCACAGGGTATAACAAAGGAGTTATTCCAATGAGAAACACCGCTCTGACCAGCACTTATGTAAATGGATTTGACATCGATGGTACGCTAACGGCGCAGAGCCTCTCAAAGGCTCACCGCAAGCCCCTCAAGGGCGTAGCTTGCGGGGTGCTAGTAGCTATTGGGATATCTCTATGCTTTATGCCAGCAGCAGGCTCTACAGATGCTAATAAAGAATATGTTGATTATAAGACTTATGCTTTATATCTATTAGATTTTAATATGGATGAATATAAATGCTTAGACAAGCTCTATACAAAAGAATCTAATTGGAGACCAGAGGCAGTCAATGGATCTCATTATGGAATACCACAAGGTAAGAGCGAATGGCTAAAGGATAAAGATGGTTGGATTCAGGTAGTATGGGGACTCAACTACATAGGTGCTAGGTATGGTGAGCCATGCGTTGCATTGGCGCATTGGAGTAAGTACGGATGGCATTAGATAACCTCAATAGCAGGCGTTATCGCGAGCAG